TGCCCTGGGGTATCAACCCTTGCCGCTTCGCCTTCAATCGCTGGCCTTGATGGGCGTTCAATCTGGAAAGCATATCCGTGAGTAACATTCACTTCGGACGTTTGCTCCACCTTGGATAGTTTGGGGGCCGCATATTCTGCCAGCTTGGCTAATAGATCCAATGCTTTGGCGGGATCATCCTCACTCACACGCGCCAACCACAACCCAACGTTTGCGCTGTTATCTGCTAGCAATTGCGTAACCGTTTCACGGAATGTCGTACTGATTTTGTTGGGCACGCCTTTTGGCCTACCTTTTCCCGCTTGTGTAAGGTTAGCGCGATTCCCTCTTTTACTTTTTGGCTTCTCGGTATTTGTTGCTGTTTGCATTATCAATCACCCCTGTAAGTTAGTTGATCGCGACCGTATCACGCTATCAAGTTATCGCGCCACCAATTCGAACAAAATATTTTCTGTATAGCGTAAAAAATAGTATAAAAAATATTGCTTTTACTATTAATAATGTGATAACCTAAAACCCTACCAGGGAGGGTAGGAAGGAAGGGAAACGAAGGAAATCAATCACAATATTTGGAAAGGTTAAACTCATGATTACCCAAGCTGATATAAACGCCATTAGCACCAAGCGACACGAAGTTCTGGACACTCTCGCCGGTAAGATTCGATCCAAGTCTACTCGCGATATGGTTCAAGACATTATCGAATCAGGCCGAATCAATGCATGGGACACCATCGCAGATAACCGTAGCCGTCTGGATGATGAACTCAAACATGGGGCGTACGTTTCGATACAAGAATACTGGGACTATATGTTCAAAGCGACCATAGTCGGTCTTTTGAGCGAACATGGTGTACCAGTTCATGTGCTGAATTGGTTCGCTAAATACGGAATAACACGCTAATTAGTTAATTAGTATTTTTATAATCAAGGGCAATTGCTCTTGATCGGTTTCCGGGTTAATCATCCGTTTGGCGATGGTTCCCACATTGGAGAGATTCACATGTTTAGCACTGACGCTTGGTTCAAGGTTTATATGGCGGTTGGCGGTTTTATTGCGGTTGCAGCTATCGTGGCGATTCCGTTTATTCCGTCTGATTTCACGCTGTAAGAGGGTTTAATCATGGCTTACATATCACAAGACGAAAAGAAAGCGTTAATGCCCGAAATCAATACCATTCTTAAAAAGTACGGCATAAAAGGATCAGTGGCTATTCGACACCATATGACCCTAACAGTCACGATATCCACAGGTCGGCTTGACTTGATCGGGAATTGGTTCGAGCGGCAAGTAAAGCGGCTCGATAGATACGACCAAATAACAGAAAAGCCTACCAATTTAGATATTTCCCATCATTGGCTTGACTCAAATTTTGACGGGGAATGTCTAGCTTTCCTTTCCGAGCTTTTTGCTGCCATGAAAGGTCCCGAGTGGTTCGATGATTCGGACCTTATGACCGATTATTTTCACGTGGCGCATTATGTAGAAATCAAAGTAGGGCGCTGGAATAAACCTTTTGTTTTTGAGGCATAAGAAAATGAAATTTAAATTTACCGCTCAAAGTTCTAACGTCAAAACCGGAAAGATTCCAGTCACCATGACCGAACGTACGTCATGCCCGGATACTTGTGCGCTAAAGAAAAACGGCTGCTATGCTGATAATTTCCCCCTTTCCCTTCATTGGGACCGCGTAACAGATACCGGCATAAGTGAGGATGCATTGCTGGATTCGATCCGCTCGCTACCCGCTAAGCAATTGTGGCGACATAATGTCGCCGGTGACTTGCCGCACAATAACGGGTTAGTGGATATCGATGCATTTTCACGTCTGGTAGACGCGGCAAAGCATACAAAGCCAATCATGTATTCTCATCACAAGTTGTATCCCGGAAATCAGATTTTATTTGCTTGGGCACGGGAAAATGGTGTCATCGTTAACGCGTCTTGCGAAAGTATCGGAGATGCATATAGCGCAATTCGATCAGGCGTCAATGCGGTTTGCATCATGCCAAAGGATGCAAAACCCGTTACTAAATTGACGCACCCGGATAGCGGTGAAGAATTGGCGCGTGTCGTTATTTGTCCGGCTCAACAAATGGATTCCGTAACGTGCGCGTCATGCGGACTTTGTGCGCGTGACCGTGTCGAGTCTAAGGTTATCGTTGGATTTTTGCCGCATGGTGCAAAATTTAAAAAAGTTAATGCAATGGTGACAGCATGAAAAAGGAAACCGATTCTAATGCTTGGTTACGCATTGTCTTGATCGTTGGCGCTATCGCCTACAGTCTGGCAAGCAATGATGATTATGAAACGATGGAACGTGTCCACGTTACTTACCAGACGCGCTAATTCGATCCACTCAACACAAGCCCCCGATTTGGGGGCTTTTTTGTGCGCGTCTGTTTTGGTGCGTGCTGATGGGCTGATGGGCTGATGGGCTGATGGGCTGATGGGCTGATGGGATCAAATGAGAGGCGATATAAGGCACGAAAAATTCAAGTGATACAAGGGTATGATGGGCTATCTTTCATGCTGTAATGCGCTTTGTGTTGTCTTTTACAGGTATTTTCCGGCTATACCTTACAATCAAAAACATATAAGCAAACTCTAATATTAGAAAACGCTTATATTAGTGTTTGCTAATATTAGAAAACGCTAATATTAGAATTTGCTAATATTAGCGTTTCCTTATATTAGATTTTGCTGATATTGGGCTATTTTTGACCCAAATCGTCGTCGGAACTTTACCCAAACGCTCGTCGGAATTTTTCGCGGACCCAAACGCTCGTCGGAAACTTAGCCTTCGTCCTGACAGCGTTCGATCAGGGCAAGGTAACCGCAAGCGTCCACCAGGCTATCGCGATGGTCGGGTGTGTTCGCCAGTCGAGCGATCTTGAGCAAAGTCATCATCGCGGCGACATCCGTTGGACCTAAAGCCTCGCCGGAATTTTTGCGATTGCTGAGATACGCGGTCCAGAACTGAGCAATGCAAGTCAGATTCTTGGATGGTTTGCCGTAAGTCTGCTCACGATCACCGTAAATGATCTTGTGAGCCTCCTCAAGGATACTTTCGCCTTTGGTGGGGGTCATACCAAAGCCTCGTCGGAATTTTGCTTGTCGAGCCTCTGAGCGGCTTTCTCGTCGGAATACCCGTCAGGGTATCTCTTAGCCAGCTTATCGATGTTCTTTCTGGCGCACGTTTCGAGCGACAACCCAAAGATCTGGGCGGCGTAGGCAGTAGCCCACAGGATGTCACCGATCTCTTCTTCGATGTTCTCGAAATCAAATCGTTGTCCGTAGACTTCCGCTTTCTTGATGGCCGAGGCCAGTTCACCAACCTCATCAGCCAAAAGGCTGACCAGATGAAGCAGAGCGACCTGACGGGGAAGTTCCTTGGCGGTCCTCATGGCAACGGACTGGTATTCATGGATCTGCATAGCTGTTCCTGTGTTGAAGTGAAAGGCAAGTCTACCAAATTTGCCTGTGTCCCACGCCATGAATCCGGCGCACAAAAAGCCCTTTTCTCACACTCTCACCTCTCACACATAGGTGCTATTTCTATATGTATACATAAGCCTATTTTCCAATGTCTTTTTTCTCTTATACACTTTATATAAATATATCTATATTTATGTGTGAGAGAGTGAGAAAAGAGAGTAAAAAGCCTATAAATCAACAACTTAAGATTCTCACGCTTGGTTCTCACAGCAATCTCACCCCCAGCAGGTTAAAGCACTAGTGTGAGAATCCCTGCGGGACATTTTTTGCCCCGAAACACCAAATTCTCACTCTTTTGGCTGTTTTTAATCCGTGTGAGACACTTTTTACCTTCAAAACATCCACAGTGTGAGACAAGAAAAAGCCCTCAAACTGAGGGCTTTTTCCGACCCTTTTTACCGGCGGTTTTTTAGCTCTTCGCATCGTAGCCAAGCATCTAGTGAAGGGTGAAAATCTCCATAAAAAGTTCCTGTCACTGTTCCGTTGGGGTTTAAAATGTAAATGTTTCGCAGGGCATTCAATTCAACCGCCGCGTAATTGACTTGAGCAGTTATCGGAAACACCCCATCTTTTTCAGGGGTTATCAGCCAAGCCACAACTTCTTCTTGGGCGTACACAGCAACAGCTTTTGTGTAAGGATCTTTAGGCACATTCAAGACAAAAAATCCTGGATTTGATGGAATGATCGTATTCATTTTTACCTCGCGCATAAAAAAGCCCACCTACTACCCCGGTAGCAATTGGCGAGAATCCCGCCTCGGGGCAGTGTGTGAGCTTTTGTATAGATTCTCTGGTTGGCTTGCTACGGCCAACCAGAATGCTATCAGCTTTTGCGCCTAGCGGAAAGAATGTCTGTTACCGAAGCACCTAGCCCTTCTTTACTACCCGATGTGGATAGAATCTCGCCTAAACAAGGGCCATTTCTTTGTTCTTCAGGCACTAAGTCCTTCTTGTACCATCCACGCCGGGACACACCAAAAATGTAGTAGGACTCTGGAAACCTTACCCACCCATTTTCCTTTAGATAGGCTTTCCAGCGGTTTTCTTTGGTTACGTCTCGGTTACTTTGAATGCCTAAATTGTTCGCCGCCGATGCAACTGCCGCGTTGATGAACACCCGTTCATTTGCTCCAGATAAAGATCCGCTTTCGAGCATTCGTAAAAGGCTCTCGTAAGACTCATCAGTGGTGGAATCAATCATTTCGACAGTCCCCGCCGTTATAGGAGCGCGCCCTTTCGGGTCGAACGCCGACACATCAACAGCAAAAAGCCAAGAGTAAATGGCCCCAGCCTGTTTCTGTATCGTGTCACCGAGTCGCGCAAAGTACGCAGCATCAAGCCCAAGTTCTGCGATTCCCTTAGCCGTCTGAGGCGCACAGTTAAACACTGCCCATCTACGACCAGAAGAATCAAGCGGCAAACAATCATCATGGTTGGAGCAGAACAGGTAAGACGCGGTATTGATAATCGTCTTCCGATCCTGGTGCATACGCCGAATATCAATGCGGTCATTGGTGATGCGGGTCTTTAGCGAATCAAGGATCTCGTATCGACTCTTTCCAGAAACCCTAATTTCCTCCCCAACCACCAACAATTTCCCTTCACTGTGCCCGTTAAATGCGTCAGTGAACGCTGATGGCCCCACCTCGGCCACATATCGCTCACCGAGACACGCCACAAGCCCCTTCACCAAAATTGACTTACCGCACCCTTCCGGTCCGACCAGTACCGGAGCCCACCCAATGCGCTGATCGGGATGCTGGACCAACCACGCCATCCATTGACGCAAGATGCCTGCCTCGCTACCAAACAGAATCTCCAAGTGCCGGTCCCACAGGGCGTTCACACTCAAATCCACGCCGATCCCTTCCGGTACATAGGGACGGTATTGGTTGAACTGCAAGACCCCGGAATCATCGACAAATATCCCTTGTCCCCGCCCTGGATGCCATACAAGGTCACTGACAGTCATCTTTTCTTCGCGGTTTGACCACCATTTATCCGGCGTAATCGTCCCACCCCGCTTCCCACGTGGCATAAGGTGCTGGAACATCAGGTTGAACGCCCCCGGCTTCACAAACTGTGTGGGCGGGTTCACGCCGTCATAGTGGAAGAACACCCCACGGGTGGAGCAAAAAATCCATTCCGACAGAATCCGGTCACGTTCATTACCCAAAGCCATCTCGGAAACTACCACCTCTGGCAATGCAGTCTTGATGGCCTTCTGGATGTTCGCCCGTGCGTCCTCTGACATATGGAATGACTCGGTGACCCCCACGGCAGGCCCACCCATATCGGCCAGCCAACCCAAAAACCACGCGGTGTCCGTGTGTGAGCAGTGCCCATGAAAGCACTTGAACTGCCTACCTTCACGCCGGTAATCCAATGGCGAGTACCCTGCGGTCACAGATCCATCTGTGTGCGCCTCGGCGTTGGGGCACTCGATCTCAACCCAATCACCGTTAATCGCACCGGTCGTATACCCACCCGCCACCAGCCAGTCGAGCGCCACATCCGGCCCACCCAGATAATCCTCATCACGGATCTGCTTCGGAACCGGTTTGATAGCACTCTCGACATCAAGTCCCAACTGCTCACACAAGTCCTTTAAAGCAAACACGCGATCAGGCTCCCATGACCTGATCTCTGCTCGGAAACCTGACGAGTGCAATGACCCCGGCACACGGCAAATGCGGTAAACCCCTCGCATACCCGGATCAGAGATCCCGGCCTCACCCGCCGCACGGCAGGCTCCTTCGTAGAAAGCAACCCCGGCGTCCGTCGAGACATCGAAAGGCTCAAGGAAGTAGCCCCACTGGTAGTTCTCGACGTCATCTTTAACGGAGGTACACAGCTTGTATGACGGTTCGACCAACGGCGTCGATGACTTCGTACCGATGTCATCCAGAACGAACAGCCATGCTTCCTTGCAGTTCCCACGGGTGCGCCCCAGGTCAGAGGTGACCCGTCCATCCGTGCTTTCACGCAACCGCCCGTCGAGGGTAGAAACAACTACGTATGTAGGTTCACCACCATCCACCATAGCCAAAGTCCGCTCGGAATCATGCGGCACACAACGAAAAATCCCCTCACAAACACCGACAACGCCCCCATCCAGTTCATTTGTTGGGAAAGCTGTTGCCAAAAATGTGTTAACCTCTACGCGCATTTTGATACTCCTGATTGATGCACTTGCGCCGACCCACAGTCGGCGCTCCTTTTCCTATACCTAAAGATGAAGCATGAATGCCGCTTCATCACGCTCCTTACGCCCCAACGCGGCGATGATTCCTTCCTCAACGGTCCCCGGTGCGTAGAACGACACCCGCTTGACTTCCTGCGTCTGCCCCCGGCGGTGAATACGCCCGATGCACTGCCTATATCGATCCGCAGAGTACATCGGTGAGTAATGAATCATCGTCCGGCAGGCCCCTTGCAGATTGAGGCCCATGCCAAAAGACTTGGGATGCCCGAGCAGTACCGGAATATCCCCCGAATTGAACTGAATCAGATCATCAGCAGAGCAATTACCGCCGACACCTAAGACCGGCGCATCAGGATACACCGACTTCAGTACATCAAGCTGAAACGCATATTGATAGGTGATGATGACCGGCTCTTGCCGGTGACGCCGGACGTACCATTGCACCGCCCCGAGGCGCTCAAGCCCTGGGTCACTCCATACCAGTTCACGCTCGTCCCCTCGGTACAGCCCACCGGATGCCAACTGCGCCAACTTCCCGGCGCATACCGCCGCGTTCTTGGCGGCGACATCCAAATCTTTGATAACGGATTCTTTCTTCATCTCGTCGTAGAGCGCACGATTTGCCGCCGATAACGGCACATCGATCATCTCGTCGATCAATTCTGGCAACGCCGCAAGGTAGGCGGAGTCATCGGCGCGGTACACAAGCCCCTTCAGCCGACCGGCAATGGCTTCGGCGGCTCCTTCACGAAGCACCCACGAATAACCCTTGTAATCAGACTGGATGAACCATTGGTTCTGAAAAACCTCATAGCGCGTCCCCAGAGCCTTGCCATCGTCCAAAAGCAAGGCCTGGGCGTACATATCCTCGGCGCTCTCGGCCACAGGCGTGGCGGTCATCCCAACGCGCCATCGGATTTTCTTGACCCAATGGCGCAGAACCTTGAACAACTCCCCGCCACATCCTTTCATGCAAGACAGTTCATCGATCAGGAACCCATCGAACTCGACTCCTAGTTCCTTGGCTTCTGCAATCAGTTGCTTCGCGGACTCAAAGTTGACGCACACAATCGGCGCACCACTCTGAAGCGCCTTGCGCCGGTTCTCAGCACCGCCAACCGCCGACACCATCATGCGCGGGTCCAAGTGATCCCACTTCTCGCCTTCTGGCATCCATGTTGACGCCACTACGCGCAAGGGAGCCATGACCAGTACGCGCTTGAGCGTACCGTCCCGCACCAGTTCCGTAATGGCGGTCAGGCCGACCACGCATTTACCGAATCCCAACCCACCGACAAACATCGTCCGATCCGCTTCATACAGGCGAGTAATCCCGGCCTGTTGAGCCTCAGTCAAAAACGTACTGCTTAACACATCGCGTCCTCTCAAAAGTAAAACTCCCAACTATCCTAACAGTTTCTTTAACAACATATCTATTGTTTCCATATCCTGAGCGACTTCGACCCACGCCCCGGCCTGCCGGAGTTCATCGTGCATCCGCAACTGCAACGCCGACAGCTTGCCCGTGCCCTTGGGTGACTTGAGTTCCAAGTACAGCGACACGCCGCGATAGATCACCAGAAGGTCAGGAAACCCACATTGTCCCACGGCCTCCATCTTGGCGACAAAACAACCTACCTTCTTGAACTTCGCGATGACTGTTTTTTGAAATGTTTTTTCTGTTACCATTAATGTCGTCATAAATCACACCTAACACACCAATGAAAAATCTTATCGACCCGTGCCAGAAACTTGAGATGAAGGTCCAGTCGGTCACGCTGACCACCGAAGACCTAGAACGACTGGATCAGATAATGGAAGGAAGCGGATTCAAGAACCGAAGCGCCGCCATCCGTGCCTGCATCCTGTTCGTCTACAACAACTCCCAGAAGAAAGGAAAGTAATGGCAAAACACTACAAGATCGGCGGGTCCACCGCCAAAAGAACGCTTCATTGCCCCGCATGGGTCACAGAGTCGGCCAAACTGCCTGCAATCAACCGTTCATCCCCCGCTGCCGAGCGCGGGACGGCCATGCACGAAGTGCTGGAACTGATGCTCAATGACGTAATGATGGAAGAAGCCATTGAGAAAGTGGGCTATGAGTTCGATTCCTTCGACATCAGTCAAATGGTGACGGCTTTTAAAGCGGTCCAGACCCTTTTCAGTCAGTACCAGATCGATGAATTTGAAACTGAACCCCTCATGTCCGTTGCCGAGGATGTCGGCGGGTCAGCGGATATTGTTGCCGCCGGTCAGGACTGGACCTTAGTGGCCGATTTTAAATTCGGTCGAGGCCCTGTCGATCCTGTTAATAACCCCCAGATCCTTTTCTATCATTGGCTGGCTTGCCAGGACGATACCGTCAGTGACCTCACCGAAGGCCGCGCACTGGTAGGAGCCATCATTCAACCCGCGCTTTCGTCGGAACCTTTGATCTACGAGTACAGCCCGGAAGAAGTCGCCATTTTCGACAACGACATCCGTGAGGCCATCGCCCTCGTCCGATCAGGCAAAGCCACCGCGACCGCCGGGGACCATTGCGAATACTGCCCTGTCGAACCTTACTGCTCCGCTCGGCGTGAGATGGTCAACCAGACCCGTCTGATGCCACTCGACCAGATCGATAGCCTTGCCAAATCGCTCGACATGATCGACCAGTTGGAGGCGTTCATCAAGGCCACTTGGGAAGAGGCCGACAAGGTAATGAAGGAAATGGGCGTCAAGATCCCCGGCTACAAGTTGGTCGCCAAAAAAGAGAACCGCAAATTCGGTGATCCTTTCAAGACCGCCGCCGCCCTGACCAGTGCAGGCGTCAAGGACATCTATTCACCGCCTGCGCTCAAGACTCCGGCGCAGATCGAAAAGACGCTGAAAGCAGAGGGTGTTGAGTTCGATATAGCGGCGTGGCTCAAGGCCCCGTCCGGTGAAACCGAGATCACCCATGAAGGAGACAAAAGAGAAGAAATTGTTTTGAGTCCTAAGAACATTGGTGATATCCTTCGTAACAACTTAGCTAATAAAGGCTGAGTTCGTAAGTCATAAGCAAAAAACTTTTAAGGTATAAATTATGTCAAATGCAGTCGCAATTCCCGTTCCTTCCACCGCCCTTGCGGATCGTCTTCGCACCACGGTCGCCCCGGATGTCCCCGGCGATTCAGCAGGCAAAATGTTCCTTCGGTTCGATTTCCAGACCGGCAAGTGGACCGCAGGCAAGGAACAGCACAATGTCACGGGCCAAGAGGCCCTGATTAACACCGCCGCCATTGGTCACGGATGGACCATGTGGGTTGCAGGAACCCCCAAGAAGGCAATTGTGTCATTCGATCAGCCGCTCCCGCAGGCCATGCCCCCGGAAGGTCAGGTCTACCCGCAGGAAGCCCGTGTATTGGCCGGTGCATTCACGGATGGTTCAGGTGAGTTTGTCTTTGAAACCAACTCCCTCGGTGGTCGTAACGGCGTTGATGCCATCATCAAACAGGTCATAATCCGCGCCCAACAGGGCCAGGACATCTTCCTGTATCCGGTGGTTGAACTGAGTTCTTCCAGCTACACCCACAAGACCCACGGTCGGTTGATCCACACCCCCACGTTTGCGATCATCGACTGGGCCGACATCAACGGTGTTCGCGAAAATCAGAACATGATTGCCGCTGACCCCGGTGACGAGGACGAAGAGGAAGAAATCGTCCAAGAACCTGTTCGCCGCCGCCGTAGCGTTTAACGAATACCACTCCTCTCGCCCCGGTTCGCCGGGGCTTTTTTACGCAGGATAAAACAATGTCAAATGAACAGGATTTGATACGGGAATTCTTGGCCTACGTTCCGGAAACTGGTGTGTTTACTTGGAAAAATGTGCGGAAGTTTGCACACACAATTCGGATAGGTGACATAGCGGGGAATCTCAATAAAGAAGGCTACATCAGAATAAAATTCAACCACAAAGTCTACGCCGCGCATCGATTGGCTTGGTTTTTTGTTCATGGAGAAATGCCAAGCAATTACATCGACCACATCAACGGCGTTAAGCACGACAACCGAATTTGCAATCTTCGGGACATCACGCAAACCGACAACAACCGCAGTACAAAAATGCCAAAGCACAATAAAAGCGGGTACGTTGGTGTTTCGTGGAATAAACACGCAAATAAGTGGGCATCGGTTATCAGAGTGGACGGCAAGAATCACCATCTCGGGCTATTTGTGGACCCCGAAGAAGCCCATCGGGTTTATCTCAAAGCCAAAGCAGAACTCCACCCAACAGCTAATTTGCACCGCGTAGCCGCATCCGCACAGCACTTGCCCATCATTGGGTAATAACTTAAACGTCCAACTCGCCGAGGGCATTATGGGCAAGAACACAGATGCGTTACGCATCGACTTTGAAACGCGCAGTGACGTAGACCTCAAGGAACGCGGGATCTACAACTACGCCTCCGACATCTCCACCCAGATCATCATGATGGGCTGGGCCTTCAATGACGAACCCGTCAAGGTCTGGCTCCCAGACCATCCGTTCCCACAGCGCATCATCCGGCACATTAACACCGAAGGAACGCTGTACGCCTTCAACGCCCAGTTCGAACGCCTCGTGTGGGCTTACATTCTCACGCAGGACTTCGAAGGCATCCCCAACCCCAATTTACGGCAATGGAAATGTACCGCCGCACAGGTCCGTATTCACGGCCTCCCCGGCAATCTGAAGGATGTGGGCCGCTGCCTTGATCTTCAGCTTCAGAAAATGTCTGAAGGTCAGCGCCTGCTGAAGACCTATTCATTCCCCGGCCACGAGAAGCACATCCCGCCGGATGATCTGGCGCTGATGGTCGACTACTGCGCCACGGACGTTGAAGTCGAACGTGCCTTGAGCCTGTCACTTCGTGAGCCGACAGACGAAGAGTGGGAAGTCTTTTGGGCCAACGAAGAGATCAACGACCGGGGCCTGCCCATCGACATCCAGTTCACCCGTGCCGCCATGAAGTACGGCGAGGCCGTCCGCAAGGAAGCTGATGGCAGAATTGTCAAGATTACCGGCGGTCAGGTCGCCAATGCGCGAGCCAGAAAAACCCGTGATGAGTGGCTTCGAACGTGCCTGACGGATGAACATCTAGAGATTCTGTCGGACGAGGGCAAGATCAAGTTTGGTAAGCCGCGCCGAGAGGAACTGCTCCTTTGCGAGGATCTGGATGAGGACGTTCGTGAGTTCACCGTAGCCGTCGAGGAGGCCGGTGGCGCGACGATTTCCAAGTACGAGGCATTCACACACCGATCCATCGAAGGACGCCTCTGTGGGGCGCTCCTGTTCTCTGGCGGCGGTCAAACGGGCCGCTTCAGTTCATTGGGCGTCCAAGTCCACAATCTCAAACGTGACGGCCACAAAGATCCTGAGAAAGAGATCGCTCGTATCTTGGCGAACGAGATCATCGACGCCCCGAGTGAGCACCTCGCCAAGCTGATCCGGGCCGCTATCTACCACCCGGATGGGTTGGTCTGGGCCGACTATTCCAACATCGAAGGTCGAGTGGCCCCGTGGCTTGCCAATTCCCGCGAGGGGGAAAAGAAACTGGATGTGTTCCGCTCGGGTAAAGACCCTTACAAGGTCAACGCCGCCGCGCTGTTTGGCGTCAGCTATGACGAAGTAACGTCCGAGCAGAGACAAAGTGGCAAGGTGCAGGAGCTTGCCCTAGGTTTTCTAGGTGGAGCAGGCGCTCTATTATCAATGGCTAAACTATTTAAGTTGCCAATGACCCGCGACCGCGCCGAAGTTCTGCGTGACGCATGGCGCTCGGTTAATTCGTGGGCGGTTCCTTACGGCTCGGATCTGGTTCAAGCGGCCAAGCTGGCCTACTACCACCCAAACAGTTGGTTTGAAGCCGGTCGCATTGCCTACGGCTATGACGGCCAGATGTGGCTATGGTGTCGCCTGCCGAGCGGTCGGCTTCTGGCCTACCTTGCGCCCAAGATGGAACTGGTGAAAACCCCGTGGGGCGATGAGATGTTGAGCCTCACCGCCGTTTGGACAGGAGGTAAGCCCAAAAAAGGCGAGGCATGGCCCCGTAGACCGCTCACACCGGGATTATTGCTTGAGAACAGCACACAGGCCACCGCCGCGTGTTTGCTTCGCAGAGCGATTGTGAAGGCGGTTAATGCGGGGATCGAAGTGGTCGGCCATGTTCACGATGAAGTCATCGCGCAGAACACCACCGAAGAAGCCCTGCTGACGCATCTTCTCGATGCGCCAGATTGGGCTGAAGGGCTGCCTATTGAGGCCGTGGCCTCATCAGGAACGCGGTACGGCAAATAATCACTTCACCTTTACCCTGGTTGTTGTCTCCACCTTTCGGCTGAAGTATTCGACCAATTTTTCGTACACATGAAGGCGCGGCGATACCGTTGCGCCGTTCATGATGTTGTACAGGGATGTGCGGGTAAGCCCCGTAGCCTTGGCAACTGACGAGATTTTTCGATGTTGCAAGGCCGCTCTGATTTCGTCCAATGTCATTTTTACGTATCCATTTGTTAAGAGGTGTTGACACTATATCAAGAAGTCGTTACACTTTCAACCAAGTCGCGGGATTGGCCCTCGACGCTAACCCGGAGAGACGATGGACGACTTCGACTCACCTGATACTAAACCAGGGTACTGCCCCGTTTGCGCTCAACCCGCGACGATCTGGAACGTCATGCCGCGCACCTGGGAATGCACCTACTGCAACTGGTCCGGCCCTGTGACCGACAAGACACCTTTCATCAAGACGGAGAGTTAATAATGAAATCAATCGACAAATTTGGGGCATGGCTCCTCGACACCCGCGCCGGAATGATCTTCGGCATTTTGATTGCCTTGGCAGGCACAGGCGTCACCGGCTACAAACTTTTCACCGGCCCTAAGAGCGTCACACTGAGCGCGTCCGAGTTCACCTGTGTCCAAGCCGAGCCTTGGGGCATTTCGACTCGTTGCACGGCTTATGCGAGGGTACGGTGATGGGGGCTAAACACAAACACTACGATGTGATCGTCGCTTGGGCGGCGGGGGAGGAGATTGAGCATTACGAGGACGGAGGCTGGTATTTATGGATGTCAGGCATTCCTCCTTATTTTGAAGATGGCATGTTCCGCATCAAACCCAAGCGCGTGAAGAAAGAGGGGTGGGTTGCTGTGTATGGCGGGAATTTCACCAGTGAGACAGTCCATCGAACAAAATCCGAATGCGTGGTTAATTGCCCAAGCGCAATTGCTTACGTCCGCATCGAGTGGGAGGAAGAAGTATGAACAAATTAACCCGTGAGCAAGCCGCCCTTCTGGGTTGCTTTACCGGCACATTGTTTGGCCCTTTTAGCGATGTTCACAAAAAAGCCGAACAAGCCATCGGAAGGCCGATTCTTACCCACGAATTTGCTACTTCAGCAATATGGGATCAGTTAAAAACGGCTTTGACAGAAGAACTTCTAGATATTTGCCCCGATGAGGAAGACGCATGAGCAGAACAATTGAAGGAACGCTGACGGCTTGGATCAGCCCATCGTCAATGATTGGCCCGCACAATATCAATGACGTTGATGATGCCGGGGTGTTTACTTATGTCAGTTCTCGTCTTGATATGTCGAAGCATGGGTACACCAAAGTGGGCCATGCGGAAGTACGATTGGTTCTTGCCGATGCCGATACGCTTGTGGACAGCAAGATTGACGCGCTGAATGCCGAAATTGCTCAGATCGAAGGTGAGGCTGAGGCCAGAGTAACGCGGTTAAAGCATCAAATTCAGCAACTTCTAGCCATCACGCACCAACCAGAGGAAGACGCATGACACCTTTACGCATCCCTTTCAACGGCAAGCACGTTGATGTTGAGTTTACTTTTAATAAAGGCTACGAGGCCACGTTTGATGACCCCGGTTGTCCTGATGACTGCGAGGTTCATCACGTTTATTACCCCGCCAACAGTGCTTGCCAGATGGATATCCTGCCCGTCATGCACGAAGATGATATCGAGGCAATCTACAATTATATTTTCGATTACAGAGGCGAAGATGATGTATAAAAATGGCGGTCCCGCTTTTCCAACCAAAGTGTATGACGTTGAGCGTGAACAGCTAATACGCGAAGAAGGCATGACCCTCCGCGATTACTTCGCGGCCAAGGCAATGCTAGGGATTATGTTTGATCCTGGTGACGTATACACCAACGAAAATATAGCCTTAAACGCATATGAAGTTGCAGACGCAATGCTCAAAGCGAGAGAAGAATGATTAGAATCATCAAAGTTCTACTGGTCATGGCGGCGATTGCTGGCTATGCCTACATCAGCAACCAAGAGTTTGAAGATCAACAATTAGCCCAATCAATGACCGAGGCTTATAACCAATGAAATCACTCCGCGCTATCCGTATGGCTATCATTTACTGGCAAATTGACTGGCTGATGGCGCGGATTAACAAGTTACTCAAGTTAAAACCGTAAGCTGGTAGAGCGGTCAATTATCACCAGAGCCATGACAGTGCGGCGGGTCTCTCCAAGCGAACCTTTCTCCGCAATGTGAGGGCATGGCATTTTTACTAACAGGAAAACAATGGAACTTGAAAAAACAATCAGCGGCGTAATGATTTTGGTATTCATCGCAGTCATCATTTTGGAGTTTGCACTAGGCCATGTCCCCGACGAAGACGACTAAAGTCTGTACGCAATGCGGCGAGACAAAACCGGAAGAAGCATTCCACAAGGAGCGTAAAAAACGAAGCGCATGGTGCGCTGACTGCAAGAACGCCTGTGTACGTAAGCGCAGAGGTTTGGTACGAGAAGCCGAAATGCTAGCCAAGGAACAAGAAGAGACAGTGTGCCCCTGTGACCACTGCTTCAAACAAACTTCTTGCCAGGCAGAGTGCGTCAGCTTCAAAACATGGTCTGAACACGGAGTTTGATTTACGGCCCCCTGACCTTTTAACCAAGGTCTGTAGGAGTACACGGGGGCCACCCTAAACGCGATATTCATGCCGTCTAATGCACTGGGAATAGCCCGGTGGGGCACACTCTGAGTATCGCGGCCTAGAGCGCACTAGGCTGACAGCCGGGAAAGACCGGCCCCTAACAAGATGCGTCCTGCTACCCGTTTCTGGCGATCCGTGGGTTTCCAATGGCAGGGCGTATCCCCTTGGGGTTTAACAGGAGAGATGATGAAAGAACGATCCGACCGCATACTGATGACAAAAGCCAGAGATGCTATCCGCATACTCAGCGCCAAAGTCAGTTCAGAAAGCGCACAAATACTGCTTCCATTGATTAGCGACTTGGATTTCCGCATTGAACAGATGCTGGAAGAAGAACGCTATTACAAGATGCCGAAAGAATCCCGCGAGCGAATCAAGCTATCTGCTCTGGGCAACCGCAACTTGTGGAATGACGAACTGACCGTCAAGTTCGAAAAGGCCAAGGAACTCCATGCCTGTGGGATGTTGATCCGCGATGCTTGCACTCAAGCCGGTATCACCCGCGACCAGTGGAACAGACGCAGAAGAATTGAAAAACGTGGAGTGGAAGCATGACTGACAAAGAATTATTGACCTTGGCGGCAAAAGCGGCGGGGATCGAGTTGATGAAAAATTTTATGGTCCCAAACACAGTTGCAAGAAAGAAAGACGGATGGCTTTGGGCGCCCCTAACCGACGATGCTGACGCTCTGCGCCTTGCGGTGAAATTGGATATGAACATCGAAGTATGGAACCCCTTCAAAGAGGTTTGGGTTGTTGCGGAAGGGTACGACGTTATAGAAGAGCCTTGGGGCGAAGATAAGCTGGCCGCAACCCGTAGAGCCATCGTTAGAGCCGCCGCTGAGATTGGCAGGGGGATGGAATGAAATTCAGAAAGAAGCCCGTAGTGATCGAGGCTACGCAATGGTTCAAAGACGGCGATCATCCTGCTGTAAAGCGTTCACTTGGTACAACGTCATCGGCAATAAGCCCCGGAATTCTTTATCGGTCCAAGGATTTTTACGTCAAGACCCTTGAAGGAAACATGAAAGTCACCCCCGGAGACTGGATCATCACTGGAGTTAAAGGCGAACACTACCCATGCAAACCCGACATATTCGAGGCGACCTATGAGCCTGCGGAGGAAGCATGAGTACCGCAACCGAACTGTTGAGACGGGCGCTTGATCGAATAGATTGGGTTTATCCGTCTGACATAGCGTTAAAGGATGAAATCCGCACTTACCTCGCCGCCGAGCCAGAAGCGGAGCCTGTGGCGTGGATTCACTGTCAAGGAGAAGATTACGAAGAGTTACACACATGGTCGCTTACTCCTGAATGCGTATCCGTAGGATGGACTCAATACCCACTTTATCGCCACCCACCCAAACCCGAGCCAGCAAGAAAGCCGATGACGGATGAGGAAATGGAGAAGCAGTACGAGATAGATAAAGAGTATTTCGGGGAGTCAGTTATGCGGGCTTTTTATAACGGCGTCCGCTTCGCAGAAAAGCACCACGGGATTGGCAGGGGGATGGAATGAGCGAAACAAAATTTACGCCGGGGCCTTGGTTTATCGACGGTCAAGGAATTGGACCTAAATCATTCGCAGACGATCAAAGTTACGGCATAACGATGCCTGTTGCTTATATTGAAGAATACGATTGGCCCGAAAATCATGGAGCAAATGCCGACCTAATTGCCGCAGCGCCTACTATGTATGAAGTCCTTGATTGGTTGGATTGTAGAGGCGGTCTTGGTTTAGAAGTTCATGCGGTTATTAGTACCGCACTAGCACAGGCACGGGGAGAAGCATGAGTACCGCAACAAATGAGATTGGCGGGGGGATGGAATGACCAAAACAAACATCCTCCCCAAACCAGACACCTTGTATAGACACCACAGCGGAAAGGTTTATAAGGTTCTTGAAATTGCCAAGATGGAAGCAACAGGAGAAGTTGTGGTTGTTTACCAAGAGCGTTTTTCGATGGGTAACGTATGGGTGCGCCCTGCGTCTGAGTGGTGGGATAAATTTAGGGAGTTGGCAGGGGGATGGAATGAGTAACGCAACCGGATATTCTAAAAAGGTAATTGAAGCGTTATATGAAAACGGCGACCCCGTCTCTATTGATGCCGCTGAACTTTTGGAACGGCTAACAGAGAACGCCGAGCCAGAAGCGGAGCCTGTGGATCAAGAATGTTATGCCTTTGCGCCAAGCAAGGTTGTTGCTAGATATGAATTCCCACCCAAACCCGAACCAGAAGCGGAGCCTGTGGCGTGGATGAGAGAAGATGGGGAGATTGGTAACTACAATCCTTCTGATTACGGATACGGAACGAAGGTGTTCCCCCTTTACCTTCACCCACCCAGACCCGAGCCAGCAAGGAAGCCGATGACGGAAAAGGAAGAGGATGAGGCATTCAATAGCGCCAGCAAATATGCCGCTTGGTTAGAGACTGAGAATAGGATGCTGCGTGAGTCGAGGAAGCCGATGACGGAGGAGGAAATAGACGAAGTGGCATCAAGATTGAAAGATGCGCGAATGTCTTGGGGTTTCATAGAAGGCATCCGTTTCGCAGAAAAGCACCACGGGATAGGAATCAACCAATCCGACCCGGACTCAATCGACCTACAGTCACGCTGTAGAGGAGATAAATTGTGACACCCAAATATGCCACAGGAAATTACACGTTGATCTTCTTTGACCGGTACGGCACGAAGATCAATACCGTGATCGTGAGTGAGGCAGGGCTACTCAGAGCGCAGGAGGCCGGGCATAAAGCCGTCTCTGAGGGCCTCTGTGCCAGTTTTATTGTGAGCCGTGTGCTGTTTAACAGTTTGGATGCTATCGGCCCTTGAGCGACTCTACTTTGGTTTCGATGCGTTCGATGGCGATCTCTATACGGGACAGCTTTTCGGACGCATCCTTGGCTTCTTTCTTATGCTCGTCGAGATGACTACGCATATCAGTTTCCAGCCGGTTAATCTTAATGTCATGGCCCTGTATCATGACGTAAGCTGAAAGGATTGCCGCTAATACTGGCAGTCCTACCTTGAGCCACTCGGCCATTACACAAGCCTCCCTTAATCCTTCCAGAACACGCCCAGTAAGCCCGTCAGGGCCATACCAGCGGTCACGATGGCTTCGGATTGCTCTTGATCCAGACTCACGCCCGAAGCGGTCAAAATCCAAATCAATCCTGCCCATGTTGACCTCTGCTCAAGTGCTATGCCAAATTTCTTAAACATTTGCTTCACCTAAATAAAGATTCCGTTCAGCCTTACGCCGGTTCACAAGTCCTGCGAGGATCTTTCCACCGCCCTTGTTCCATAGCAAGAACGCCGCCGCCGCGCCTGTGTATTGCCCATTTTTGTGAAGCCGCGCTACGGATGATTTGCTGAAATTGCCTTGACCGATGTTATAGCACAAGCTGACCATCGCATCGAATTGATTCTGATGGGCTTTCCCTGCGTACTTGGTCACAGCGTCCTCGAACTTTCCAAGATCCTGCCTGAGAAGAATCTCTGCCGTGCCTTGGCTGATCTTGAGTCCTTGAGTCACATCAGACCCAGTATGTCCGTAGCCCACCGTCCAGATGTTTGCGGGACACAAATAGCTTTCCAGCTTGCATCCCTCAAACCGCTTGATGAGGTCAATTCCCTCTTGGCTAGTCTTCATTGTCATCAGGTTTCTCAGCCTTCTCAGCCGCCTCAAACGCATCCATCTGTTCCTTCGCCTGACGCTCAATCTCCTGCAAGATCCAGTAGGTGTTGGTATGGTTCGGCATATT